ATCTTGAACGTCATGAAGGCGAGGATGTCGAAGGCAGCGTTGTCGATGGCACGGTGTGAAACGGCCAGCGAAGCAGCCACGCGGACGGGCTTTGCCTGGATGTTGGCGAAGTCGAGAGCCTGCTCACCCACCTTCTGCACCTCACCGTTGACGGTGAACTGCACATCGTTGGTGCTGTAAGGGATGATCTCGGTGCCAGTCACGCCAGTCACCATCTGAAGGCTGTCGGGCAGTTCGATGCCGGGCACCTTGGTGTCGATGATGTCACGGATGGTGACGGGAATCAGGCCGCCTGCATCCAGGTTGGCGTTGATGTTCTGGTCGTCTCCGGTTTTCACGGCGTTAGCCAGCGTGGTGGTAGCGTTCTCGCGTTTCTTCACGCAGTTCTGCAACACCTCGCGCAGCTTGGCACCCTTCTCCTCGTTGGAGCGGATGTTAGCCAGTTCAGCACTTGAAGCCATAGCCTTGGCACGGCTTGACAGGCCTGCACTCTCACGTACCAGTGAGTCGTACTTAGCCTCTGCCTGACGCTGCTCGGCTTCCAACTTCTCACGCTCCTCCTTGTGCTCGTCGCCAGCGAGTGCGTTGATTTTTTCTTCACGCTCCTTGAGCTGAATGTCGAGATTGTCCATCTCGTTCCAGATAGCGAGCTGACGCTCCTGAATCTGGGTCTTTGTCATTTTTCCCATGTTAAAACAGTTTTAAGGGGTTATACAATAAAGTTTTCTATGTCGATTTCTCTGTTCAGTCGGGCACGCTGGCGCAAGCGCATAGCCTGCTGTTCGCGGAAACGCTGCTCCTGCTCTTCGAGCTGACGCTGCTCTTCCTCCTCCTTGGCCTTTGCCTCGGCTTCACGCTTTGCGGCTTCCTCTTCCTCTGCCTTTTTCTTGGCTTCCTCTTCGGCAGCACGCTTGGCGGCTTCCTCTTCCTCGGCCTTCTTCTTGGCTTCGTCGTTGTCGCCGCACTCGCGCTTGTGAGCCTCTATCTGCTCATCAATCTGGCGCATGATCTCGTCGGCAAACTCGCGGGTCACGACTGAGGTCTGCTCATAGGCAGGATGGGTGACGATAGCCACGTCATAGAGGCCGGTAGCCTTGCGGACATGTCGCAGCCATATCTCCTTGCCGTCGGCACTGCGCTCGTTGGTCTGCTCGTAGGTCACGCTCGCCTTGTCGTGTGGGTTGTCGCTGAAGGCGAAACTCATGCCTGTGATGTCGCCACGGCGCATCAGTTCCAGCGTGTCGTTGGCGTTGTTGGTGTGCGGCATGTCGCAGCGGCAAGCCATACCCTGTGCCAGCAGGTCGAGCGAGAGGGTGTCACGTTCTGAGTTGCGGTAGCGTCCCAGAATGTCGGTTACTTTCGTGGAATGGTTCAGGTTGAGCACCACATCCGAACGCTGCAACAGTTCGGGAGTGATGAAGCCTGCCTCCAACACTTCATAAACCTCGCGGTCTTCCGACCACGGAGTGAGGTTCACGGAGCGCACACCATAGACGATGGGCATACCGACGATGGTGCGGCTTTCCTGCTCACCTTCCTGTGGCTCTCTGACTTGCAGGTTGCAAGCCTCGATGGGTACAAACCTAATCTGTTTCATATACTAATCGTTGAGTGATTACTTCTTACTATTCGTGCGTTTTATGGTCTTGGGTTTACCAACTTTTTTCGGCTTTTTACCAACGCCCAAGATTTCCTCCTTTTCAGGTGTCCGCTTGTTGATGCTGAAGAAATACTCGATGTTGTTCTTCAGTACATTGGCGTTGTAGTCGCCGTCGATGGGGAACAGCCGCTTCATCTTCAGCGTCGCCCATTCCTCTGCGGTCTTCGTGTTGAAGTGGTCAATTCGTGCAGGGTGATGCGTCACGATGCTCACCAGCGACTTCTGCTCTACCAGCCGACCCTCCGCATTCACGCACACCATCTCAGGCTGTTCGGCACTGTGAGGGTCAAGGAAGAGCACACCCTCCAAACCACCACGGATGAAACACTTCACATGGTGATTGATAGGAAAATCTTCGCCTGTTCCTTCTCTAAATCGCTCTTGCAGTGGTCGTGGGTCGTAATGCACCAGCCCGTTGTCGGTCATGATGCGCCAGTTCAGCAGCAGTTGGTCGCCGCATGTATATTTCAGAAATTCAGGCAGCGTCATGTCCTTATCGTCAAACATCACGTACTCGTCGAAATCAAGGAATCCTATCCAGTCGTATTCCTGCCCGAATCGCTGATAGCAATCGGTGTAGGCTGGGTTCTGATAACCCGTCCACGGGATAATCTCGACAAACCCCGCCTCGATGTATGGCTGTAGCACGTCTGCGAATACCTCGCCGTCTTCCACGCGGTTGTTGTCATAGATGAATATCTTGTCAACGCCCAGCCGCTTGTAGTGCTCTACCCACTCCACGGCATAGCGGTTTTCCAGCCTGCCGATGGCGCACACGGCCACCTTACCGTTCTTGCATCTTTCTGGCTCCCACAAGTTGCGGTGCTGCTTCAACCACTCGGCCTGTGCCTTCAAGTTGTTGTTGCGCCACGATCCGCTACCGAAGTGCTCCACAAACTCGCGGATGTCGATGTGCAATCCCTTCAGCCTGGGGCGGTGGCTCAGCACGTCTTCCAGCAACGAGGCACCAGTGTCGTACCAGTTGGTGCGGTCATTGCGGTTGGCTTTCAGTCCGTAGGTGCGGTTCGGGTCAAAGTATTGCACACCCTCGGCCACGAACTTCGGTACATTGAACCAACAGAGCATGGGCAATATCCTGCCGATGCCGAACGGATTGTGCGGCTGATGACGCTGCACATACGCCACAAACGAATATTCCTCGCGGAAGAACTCGTCGATGGGTTTCTTGATGAGCACGTCGCTCTCTACCAGTACGAAGCCATCCGGCAGCAGTCGCCAAAGTTCCTGCACTGTCCGCATGTGGCGCACGCTGGCAAAGTCGCACCCCTTGGCACAGCCTATCGAAGCATTACGCTGCGGGAATGCCGACAGCAGCTTGTCAAAGTCTATGAGTTGCCCCTGCGTGTTGTCAATCACCTCCACGCCAGGCATCTGCACGCGGAACGGACGCTCGTCAGAGTTATCAAAGACCACCACACGGTAGCCCCTGCCGCCGTGCTTCCTGATTGACAGGATGCAAGCCTCGGTCAGTTCGGGCGTGTTGAAGTGAATTATTGCAATGGTCTGCTTCATACTATTCGGGCGTTTTAATACTTTGGGTTTACTGCATGGCGCACACGGCGTTCACGCTCTTTTCTCGTTTTTTGGACTTCGCGCTCCAGTGCGTCGATTTCTTCCTTGGTTGGGTTCGGTGTCATTGTTCTTGATTTTGGTTGTTATTGTTGTTCGGATCATCCACGGTGTACGTGCCCGGCTTCAACTGCTGGGCAGCGTCGCTCTTGGCGATGAGTGCTTTCAGCGTCATGAGGTTGGCCGATGCCATTGGCACGTCGCCATCCTCCACGGCTGGCATGTCGAAGTCGCGGCGGGCTTCGTTCACGGTGCAGAGTCCTGCCTGCATCTTCAGCTGTGCCACCTTCGCACGCCGTTCGGGGTCCATCACCATCAGCGGGTCTTCGCAGATGTGGATGTCGCGGGTGCCGTAGTCCTTGAAGCCGATGAGTTTTCGCGCAATCTCCTTCTCGTTGCAGGTCTTCAGCGACAGAATGGTACGGGTGTGGAACTCCATCGTCGCATTCTTATAGTCGTTGTAGTGGCTGTTGGTGTCAAGCATCAGCAACGGACGGGGTACACCCCAGAAGCGGGCGATGTCGTCGTATGTCATGGCGGCCTGATCAATCATCTGCATGTCCTGGGCGGTCATGCTGGTTGGCGTGAACTTGTCGAGCCCTCGCAGACTCACGATGTCCTGCTGATACACCTCGTTGTTGATCTCCTTTGCATACTTCTTCGTCTGCTCCGGGTCGTACATGCCGTTGCTGATTGGCGTGTAGCCCGCCTGCGGTGCCTGCTCAGAGATAAAACCCTTCACGCGGCCACCCTTTGCGGCGGTGTCGAGTGCCTGCTTGCTGAGCGTCTTGTTGAGCGTCAGCGTGTCGTAGGCGTATTGAATGGTGGGGATGCCCCATCCGTTCGGATAGCGGAACGTGTTGGGGAAGTGCAGCACGTCCTTGGCTGGCACGTTTTCCTTGACCATATAGCCGTGATCAGTCAGATAGACGATGCTGGCGTAGGTAGCCGTGTTTATGTTGTAGCCGCACTGGCGGATGAGCCAGAGGGCCGACGGGAAATCGAACTCGTCGCGCTCAATATACACGAAGGCGTTGCCCATCATGTGACGGTTGATTTCCACCATTCGCCACAGGTCGGGAGCCGTCATGATAGGGTTCGGCTCCTCCTGCAACATGTAGTTGATGCGCCGTCCCAGTCCGCGCATGTCGAGCACGAAGTTGCCGCCCTCGAAGTCCTTCTTGCGGTACTGCAC